TTCTCCTTGACTTAATGGTTGCAACTTATTATATAAAAAGGATCACTGGTTCGATCCCTACCATTCCAGCCAAACAATGTCGAGGGCGTGGCGAAGTTGGTCCAACGCACCAGGTTTTGATCCTGGCATTTCGTGAGTTCAAATCTCACCGCCCTTGCCACCCAAACAAAAAGGAGATCCGCCGATGATTGAACGTTATGCTGTAATGATAGAAACCTCCCTGGAAATAAGACAACACCAAATCGAGATAAGTAACCTACACAACAAATTGAAGGAGTTAATGACCGTCAAAGAGTTGAATAGAGATTTCTCCGAAAAAGCAGCTCACCAGGCCTTCAAATTATTACCCTCCACCGTACACATAAACAAAGCCTCCTACGTAAAAGGAATCCTGACGTACAAAGACGTAGAGGTATATCTCCACGAAGAAGTAAATGATCTCGGGACCAGAGCAATGAAGGAGTGCCTAAGTAACATCTCTAACAGAAATCTAATAAACTGATGAAAAAACGAAACCACAAAAATCCAAAGCGCAACGGCGTCCAGGTTCGACTTGACGACAAAACATTCGAACGCCTGAAATCCGATGCTGAGACTGAGCGAACCTCCCCCGCTGAGATACTACGGAGATCATATGAACAATACCAAAAGGAGACCCAATAATGTTAAATTTAGTTTTAAGAGCTAAGAACTCCTCCGGACTGCATTATCTATTCATAGACAAAGAAGAGGAAAATAAAATCCTTTTGTGTTTAACGGGAACTTACAAAGACAAACCCATTCAAATAGACTTTGATGCTCTGACCATAGAAGACATCCAAGATTTAATAACTCTTTTAAAATCTCGCCTACCTAAAAAACAGGAGAAGAAATGCAAAAAGTAATCCTAAACCTCGACGATACCGGTAATCTCACGGACGATAACGGAACCCTTATGATAGGCACCATGGGCATGAATTACAATATGCCTGTCATGGATCCTCCAGAAGCGGCTGACCCTGAACCACCTACTGAAGCCACCCTCCCTGAGTTGATCAAACTCGGCGTGAGTATTGACGACATCATAAAGTTGAAGGCCAACAACATTATATGAACACAATCAACGTCAAGAACGAACAATGCCATAACTGCGACATGGTGTTTAGGAATAAAGAGTGCACCCTATTTCAACAACCGCTTGACAAATTAAAACAACTTAAAATCTGTAAGTCAGTGTATGGTCGTACTTATAAAGGACGTGTATAATGGACATGTTAAAAATAACTTTGTGTGCTAATCCCGCCGAAGCCCCTAACTATGAAAGCCCTGAGTACGAAGCAGTAACGCTGGAATCTACTGTTGTAGTAGGTAAAGGCACAGCCGCTGGAAACCCTACAGTAGATTTAATACTCACCAACGAACAAGGACAGAAATATATGGCTCTAGTAAAAGGTAGTTTCTTAGAAGAAATAGCTATTGCAATCAGAGGTTTACGCTAATGCCAAGACCTTGGCTAATATTCGCTACAGTCATCCTGGCTATAACCCAGGTATATGACATCATGATTTTCCTCTTGACCAAAGTACTCTTATGAAAATAGATCTCAACGAAAAAATAGAAACGCACTTTAAACGTCTTGAAGACCTGGCAGACGAAGCCTCTCAGGACGACGAAGAATCTTACTCCAGCCGAGCCAGTGCCATGGCAGCCCTCTCCGGAATGTTAAAAGAATTAACCAAAAGTCAAGCTGAAGTTGTGAACATGAATCGCATAATGCTGGTCGAGCAGGCCTTGGTCGAAGCAGCTAAAGAACTGTTTAATGAAGACGAGCTCGGTGTTTTTACTCAAAAATTAATGGAGCTACTTGGCGATGAATCCCCTGCTTAAAGATTCTATAACCAGAATCACTACAGCCATAAAACCTCAGAAGTCTGTTATCAAGGACTTTGTAATTAACAAAACTTTCCTGAGAGGCAGAAAATTTAGTACTGCCGGGCATGAATATCAAAATTTATTGATGGAAGAGCTCGTAGATCCGGATATTCAATTCGTCATTTATAAGGTAGCCCAGGCCGGTTGTTCGGAAATTATCTATCGTGTCTTACTTGGATACTGTGCGAACTCTCCGGGATACTCAGCTGCTTTGGTCCTCCCGTCCCTCACCCAGACTTCTGAAGTAATGAAAATCAGGATGGCCAGCATCATTGATGAATCTCCCATGCTCAAAATGATGATGGATAAAAAGGTCGATTCCTCAGCAGTGAAAAAGATGACCAACGGATCGGTGATATATGGTCTTTCCGGAAGCGGGACATCGAAGAGTACAGGCATCACGCGCCCTCTCCGTATGATTGTTGCTGACGAATTGCAGTACATCAGTATGAAAACATTGACAAATATGGCAGCCAGACAACGTCATCAAGAGCATAAGTCATCCATTTACTTTAGTTCTCCCCGGTTCAAAGACTCGGACATTGATGCAGAGATCCAGAACTGTGGGCACATATGGGAGGCTATACTCATCTGTGACCGCTGTAATCACGAGTTCTTCCCAGATTTCTACGAAAATGTGCGCATTCCGAACTTTTCTGATCCAATTTCTTCACTAAACATAAAGAAAGTAGCCAAGTTTGGACTGAATCTGGATAAAAGTTACCTCGAATGTCCTAAATGTAGTCGTGATATTCCTTATGGGCACCCTTATACCAGGTATGTCAATGTCGCAGAAACCCCAAATCTCCCAAAACGAGGGATGAAAATCGGGCCGTTCGATCTCCCAAATTTCGTATCTGCAGCAGACCTGGTGAAAGATATGGTACGTATGGATGATCGGGCAGAATTCGGTGCTCAGTTCCTGGCAAAACCCATATCAGCGCGGGATAACGCCATTGACACCACCCAGGTGAAGTTCGAGAATCATGACGCCGGGCATCTCAATGTTTTCGGTTTGGATATAGGAAAAATGTCGTGCTTAACAATCGGATCGATGCTGGAGGGACAGCTTTATATTCATCACATAGAATTTCTTCCCATTAAAACTTTGAGAGAAGACGTTCAAAGAATTATAAAAGAATACCGATGTATTTCCGGAGTGATTGATCTTCTCCCTTACTCCGAGACAACTAAATATTTTATTGACACCATTCCCAACACCTGGGCCTGTGTGTACGCTAATTCCCCAGCCTCAGCTAAAAAGCTGGAATTATTCACTTTAAAGCACCGAGAAGACGAAGCTTTAGGGAATATCCGAATCATTAACGCCAACCTGACCCCTGCCATGGACTATCTCGCAGACCAATTAATGAATGGTCTGATTTCATATAAATCTTCTTCTCTGGACAACCAGGTTATAGAACAACTATCCCAGATGAGCCGGCAGCGTGACTATCGTGGAGGGCGTATAGACGATAACGAGGAAATAGTTCATCGTTGGATTAAACCAAACGGGAAGGCGAATGATCATATACACCACAGCACATTATACTGTATGCTGGCTTCAAAATTAATTTCGAAATCAAAATTTCATGGGAGACTTTCTCCCACCGGATTATTGAGTACCTTCAAGAGGAAGACAGATGTTTAAAAGAAAAATGGGCATGCAGTTGTAAAACCACACGCCCATTCGTCAGGAGGAGAAAAGATGAAATCATATATACTGTTACACGCTTTTTAATCTTCTGTCAATCTCCAACTGGAGGAGGCGCATCAAAGCGCGCGTAGTTCAGTTAGGTCGTTTCCTCCTCATCTGGACAAGTCGTTGCTCCAGCACTCTTAGTGTCAGATCTTTCAACATTATTTTATACCTTGACAAATTAATTCCCACAAAATATTATAGTTTTAAATTTAACATTATCCTCCAGAGAATTTTATGTCAATACTGTCACGATTAAAATCTGCGTTACTACCTGACGTCAAACCCCCTTCAAAATTACCCTCGAAACCTCAGGCGACCCCAACATACCTTGGAGTTTCCAAGGGCACAAAAGTCTCCAACACAGCTACCAACACCACGTCCATAGACAGATCACTGTTTGCCCGGGGTGCTGCGAACATGAACGATGTTGTAGCCAACCTCGTTCGAGTTTCTCCTGATGTATCTCATGCATTAGCAACCAAGATATCTGCTGCAATTACACGTAGTTACACTGCTGTTGCTTATGACGAGACTGGACGTGTAGATGTTAAAGGAACTGAAGCTTGCCAGGCACTGTTACAGCGATGGGAATATCAATCCAACGACTACAGCCGATACACACGAGCAGCGGACCTTCGCTCGCTCTCGACTACTCTTCTTCAGGATGCTTTACGTTATGGAGGAATGACAGCTGAGCTAGTTCTCGGGAAAGGAAAACTTCCCTCTCATATTCGTCCTGTCGATACAGCAAAAATTGAGTGGGCCGATAATATGTTGGATTCTTATCCGATATACAAAGGCAAAGATGGCGACGTTCCATTAAATTTCCCAACGATTTTTTACAGTGCTACTCAACAGAGTATGAACACCCCTTATTCTGAATCACCTCTGCAAGCTGCTATTCAACCTGCACTTCATGACGCAGAATTCCAGGACACTTTACGCAGGGCAGCAACAAAAAATCTTCTGCAACGCCTCCGGGTCACCATCGATTCAGAAAAATGGATGGAATCACTCCCGTACGAGGTACGTTATGACGCCGATAAACTCCAACAATATAAAGTTGACACTGTCGCGCAAATTGAAGATCAACTCAACGGACTTGCTCCGGAAGATTCTCTAGTAGTATTCTCCACTCTTGAAGTGGCCACTGTCGCAGATGCCAATCGATCCGAGGATAGATCTATCGAAGTTCTAAATTCCCTGATCTCAGGGCAACTTGCCTCAGGCGCGAAAATTCTCCCTGCCATAATTGGCCGGGCCGGCGAAGGGAGTAACGCAGCCAGTACTGAAGCCCTGCTTTTCTTACGAGGGATCTCAGCTTTGCAGCTGGAGCTTAATATCATGCTCAGCCGCATTCTAACCCTGTCGGTCCGATTGATGGGGAATGATGTTTCAGTTAAGTTTGCTTTCGAAGAGCCTAACCTTCGACCTGAGTTAGAGCTCGAAAGTTTCCGTTCGGTCAAGCAGGCCCGACTACTTAAAGAACTATCTCTGGGACTTCGTCAGGATGAGGAAGTGTCCATTGAATTAACC